TGCAATATCCCAGTTTCCTTCCAGTAATTGCTTACGTTGATGCTCTGGCAGGGACAACAACATGGTTTCGTAGTCGCCTGTCTCAGCTAAATAGGGGTTATCGGATAACATTGCGGGTATGAACCGGCGTTTGAACAGCGGTTGTCCCTCTTTAGTATGTCCTTTGGGGTAGGTTAGGGTGGTGGCAGTGTCAATATCGGTGGCCCAGAACGCTTTTCCCGCTGGTGCTGGATCAATAAACATCTTCTTCACCCAAGCATGTCCCGGCCCACCCGGATTTGTCGTGGCTCTCATGTAGATGGGCAGGTCTGAGGCAGGGGTACGCAGCCGTGACCTCATGTAGTTCCATGCAAACGGGGTATGCCACTGTGTTAGCTCGTCAAAACCAATCCAGCTAAACGCCAATCCCTGATAGCGCAACACATCTTCGTCTCTGTCGAGGTATGACATCCACAACCTAGCACCAGAGGGAGCTACCCACTGCATCTTTCTCTCACTCCACTTAATGTTGGGATAGATCTTGGGATATATCTCTTGGCTCTTCCAGATAAGCTCTCGAAGTTCCTCTGTTGTGTGGCGTAACAACAAGCCAGAGAATTGGGGATGGCCTAGATAGCGCAGCGGATCTGCTAACATGGCGTAGCTCTTGCCGCCTCCAGCAGCACCGCCGTATAACACCTCACGCTCTGAGGCAGATAGGAAGAATGTTTGTGGCCCTGCGTTGGGCTTGAAGATGATGTTCTGTACAGGAGTCTGTACAGCGCTAGATATCACTACTTCTGAAGCTGGAGGAGATGTCTCTGTAGTGGTCGGACTTGAAGTAGCTTCCTTCTGTGCCGATCCTCTTTTCGTACTCTTCGGCCTTCCTAAGGGCTTCTTCGTACCGCTGGGCAAGGAGGCGGTAAGTTGAAGATTTTCTCCTGTTCGACTGCTCATGTTCTATTCTGCTCTTAAGTCCTGCGTGGGAAATCTGTCTACCAGATGCTTCCGTCAACCAATCGGCAACCTGCCTATATGAGTATTGCTTTAGATATTTCTTCGCTTGCTCAAGAGCATCAAGCTCTTTAGGGATGGGGAGAAGCCACCCCTGATTTTCTTCATCCTTCTTATAACCAAATGGAACCGTTCTAGAAAGCTGAGGTACTGAAATATATTCCTTACCTCCCTCTGGCTGTGGCAATATCCACTTGCCAGCGGTGCGTTCACTCATTAGTCTTCCTCAGATTTATCCTTCGCTGGCAATATCATCACACCGTTCATTGCCTCTACTTGCACCTTGTCTGTCTTCACATGACCGGCTCTATCAAGCATATCCTTAGCAGCGCTAAGCTTTTCTTTGAGGCCCAATTGCGTAGGGCTTTCAATGCCACTAATTATAGCACATGCAGCGCGTGGAGCATTCATGGCAATGTATAATGTGGTGGCTTCAGCAATCTCTTCCTTCAAGGAGTTGATAAGTTCTTTGGTGGAGTAGCCCTCAGAGAATCCAGCCAGCCGTTTGGCAACAACAGGATTACCTACTGCCTCTTCAAACAACACCTCTAGGAATTTCTTTTGTCTTTCGTCTAGTTCTTTTGCCATTATCTGTACCTCGCTGTTTTAGCAGCAACAGACTTAGGCTGTGCTACAAATTGTTTACCCTTAGCTTTGCCTTCTCGCTTAGCCTTTGTAGTGGCGGCATACTCCGCAGGTGTCAGAGCTTTGATCGCTGCTGCTGGTAGATAGCGTTCCCCTGTCTTAGAGGAAGGTTTACCAGATTTAGTTTGCCACTTCTGATCACCCCAATCCTTTAGGGATTTCTGAGCGGCTTTCATGTTTTGTAGCCACCACCAGCAGCTTTGTATTTCTTAGCAACAAGTTGCGCTTTCCTTGCTGACCACTCACCAGCGGCTGTGCCTTGAACAGCAGCAGCCTTCACCTGAGACAATATCTTCTTTCTCAGTGTAGGCTTTGTGTATGGGGAAGCAACAGCGCCTTTCTTTGTGGTAGCCATCACTTCATCTTTTTCAATGTCTCAGCAAGCCTAGCACGTTGTCCCAATTTACCGGGAGCTTTAGTTGCCTTAGCTAGTGCCTTAGCTGGAATAGTCTTACCTGCTTTAACGCCAAGTGATTCCCGTAAAGCTCCGGGTTTCTTAATTGCTTCTTTAATCCAATTCTTAGTAGCCATGTGTTATCTCCTCACAGGATCAAAATATTCTTCAACAGAAATGATGATGTCAAAATTGCCAGCAGAATTAGTGTGAGCTACAATCTTATCGTTCTGATGCAGGGACATAACACCAGCATTCAAAACATTAAATGAACTGTTGCTAGACATTACATAGTCATACAATAAGTAATGATAGGAAGCATCTTCTACATGATAAAATTGTACACCAATGTTTTTATTAGATATTCCACCAGAAGCAATATTCAAAAGCCTAACAATAGCTGAGAAGTTAGGGGGACATTGATAGACAATCTGAGCGCTAGCATTGGGAGCCGTAGCTATAATACGCGCACCCTCTGTCTTAAATTTACTCGCCGCCTCAAATGGCATAGCTTACTTCTTCTTTAGCTTAGAAGCTTCAGACAAGGCAATGGCAATGGCTTGCTTTGGGTTCTTAACAACAGGGCCACCTTTGCCACTATGCAAAGACTTACCCTTAAACTCATGCATCACTTTACCCACTTTGGCAGTTTGCTTTTTAGAAAGTTTCGTAGCCATGTTAGCATTTCTTTCCCTTAGCCATGCCGCCTTTGTTCATCATAGTAGTTTTACCTTTTGGCTTGCTCATGCCAATAATTAGAGCAACAGCAGGAGACTTAGCGCCCTTCTTGACAGCACCACCCTTAGACATCATAGCCATGTCTTCTTTCATTTGTTTCTTTAGGGGTTCGCTTTTTTCGTGCTTCATCATTGCAGCCTTGGAAGCATACGTCTCTTTACCTTGAACAATTTTCTTAGTAGCCATTTTATTTTTTGCCTTTCTGAGCAGGAGGAACCGAAGCCCCACAATTGACATAGCCACCTTTGGCATAAGCCGAAATCATCTTCATCTTACCAACAGGTTTCACTGCTTTCAAATTCACAGCACCACCCTTAGAATACTTAGGAGGAGTGTTAGACTTTGTTTCACCTGCTTTGGTTTCTTCATAGGCTTTGGCTTCCAGCGCAGTGGCCTTGTCCAAATAAGCATTACGCACATCTTGAGGCAAGCTAGTGTCTTTAGCTTTCTCTCTGTACATTGCTACCTTCTCTGCCGATGTTCCTGTTGCTGTTGCCATTTGGGTTCCTTAAAAAACTACTCGTAGTTATATCACCATTTAACTTTATCAGCCCAATAACCTGCTGACATCTTTCCAATGGCGATGTCGTTAGCATGTCTGGCTTTAAAGCTCTTCTGTCTTGCTTTCTCTTTTTCTGTGGTTGGATGCGCTCCTGCGCCTTTAACACCCTGCTGTCCAAAACGAATAAGCTTAACCTTGTCCCCTTCTTTAGCCAACACAACATGACTCTTAGTGGGATGCAATGGGGTGGCTTTAGGTTTATTGTAACCGCTAAAGACTTCTGTTCCTCTTTTAATTTCCATTTGTTACTCGCTTATAGAAAACCTACTGGTTCCCTTTCTATCATTCCATCCTTCTTGTTTCATTGCATATTCAACAGCATCAAGAGGGAACCAATAACCTGTATGCTTTTCTAAAGCAGTTCTAACAAAGTAAACATCACTGTGCGGTATGTGTACTGTTTCCAGCTTGTCATCGTGCATAGCTATATAGATCTGTGACATCACCGAGTAGGGTGGAGAAGATAACAATCCCTTAGCATCTAATTGTTCTTTTGTTTTTAACAAAAAGGAATAGTCTTTCACTGTCGATTTCATATAGTGAAATTATAGCATAAGTGCTTTAAGTGGCATAGAAGTTGCTTATATAGAGAGATTAGCAATATTATAGCTTATGTATACATCAGCTACTATATAGAGGAATAATAGTAACATAGCCAGAATAAAGAGTTAATAGATAATTAAATTAAGAAGATCTATCTGCTTTATCGCTATCAGCGCTTACAACGCTATCAGCAACGATGAAGAACTTCATAGCCCCCCTACCCCCCACAGATGGAGGTATGACACAGATGATAGCACAAAGCAACAAGCTGTGCAAGAATGTGGTTAAGAAACAACAACAATAATTCATCTGCTTAATTTTTAGGCAGCATTCTCTGATTCTCTCCTATTGTCCGGAAACTAAGAGATCGTTGTTGGAAGTGATTTCACTGTCAGCATCTCTTTCCATTGTACATTCCTCAGCAAGCCACTCTATCGGTCTTTACAGCCTCTTTCTCCAACAGCCAAGGGCTAGGTAGCCTGTGCCTTGTTTTTAGCTGATTAGTGTGTGTAGCCTTCCAACTATTGTTGCTAATCTTAAAATCCCCTTCTGTGGGCTAGGCCATACACAAATAGCGCCATACCCCCCACTGGCCCACGCCCGCCCCCGCTCAGCCGCGCACACGCCGCCCCGCATGGCTGCATAGGGCTGCGTATAGCTGCACCTAGGAATGCAGATCTCCAGAATTAATTGTCTTTTGAATTCAATGAAGTCAGGTGATCCTTTTGATTACCTTAGAATTCACCTTGAATACTGAATACCTAATGAATTCAATGGGTTACATAAAACTGCATTCTGATACGGAATCAGCTCAAGTAGCAACTATGGTTGGAAACTGCCTCTTTTTTAAGCACACCGCCCTCTTCGGCGAGGCGGTATATAGAATATACCGGCAATCTGTACTGTACTAAAACCCAGTGCTATCCCACACTGTAATTATCGACAGCACCAAACTGTACAGAAAGCCAGTGCTATCCAGTACTGTATAAATCGACAGTGCTACATAGTTATCCACAGCTTATCCACCACAGAAAAGCTCGCCAACAAAAAGTGTAGCCATTGTGGATAACTAAAAAGCCTCGTGTGCGGCTTCCTAACTTAATTGAGACAATTCTTATGCCATCTCTGATGGCGTCTAGAATTGTATTAAGTTAGGAAGATCTGCGCGCATCACCCGCGAATCTTTGTCTTTCATTTTTTGAAGAAAGTATCCCCTTTTACAGTATGAAAAGGGGAAATACTTTCTTCTTAATAAAAAATGAAAGACAAAAAATGAGAAAAGCCGACTACAGTTTTTCGATTTACATGGTGTTCAAAGCCTTCGTGTTCTTTGTGGCTAGCATGGTATGCTACGGCTCAGAACAAAGCACTGGCCTACTGGTAATGAGTGCAATAGCACTGGCTATGACACCTTTGGTGTTTTGGGGTGAAAGCAAAATCACCTACAATCGGTAAGGGTATTATTGTTCTGCTATAGTAGCGGTTCTCACGGCGATTTTGCCACATTCTTTCCTTAAGGAAACACGTTATGTTCAAGTCTAAAGCTTTGCTTTCTGTCGGCTCTGATGCTAAGACAGTCAAGGGTGAAACCTTCGGTTTCTTAACTGGCATTCTCTACCTAGCACCACACACTTCCACAAAGTGGAATACTTGTTCGATGGCTGGCATTGCACAGTGCGGTAATGGATGCTTGTTCACCGCTGGACGGGGTGCTATGAATTCAGTGGCTCAGGCTAGAATCAATAAAACCGTATGGTTTTTCACCGAACGAAACACTTTCATGCAACAACTAGTTGTTGATATTGCCAAACTTGTGAAGAAAGCCCGTAAGCAAAGCTTAGTGCCACTGATTCGGTTGAACGGTACAAGCGACATTCGGTGGGAAACCGTAGGTTTTACTGATGCTGACGGTGTGGAATATGTAAACATATTTGCCGCTTTCCCTGATGTTCAATTCTACGATTACACAAAAGATGTTAACCGTAAGGTTATTCCTACCAACTATGATTTGACATTCAGTGATAGCGGGGTGCAGGGCTTTCAGCCCTTTGTTGAAAAAGCGGTGGCATTGGGAATGCGGATCGCTACGGTTTTCCGTGATGTAGCATCGATTCCGAAGATGCATCGGGGCATGCCAGTGATTGGCGGTGATAACAGTGACATTCGTCACTTAGAGGATAAGGGTGTGGTTGTGGCTCTTTATGCCAAAGGCAAAGCGAAAAGCGACTACAGTGGCTTTGTGTTTGATCGTAAGATCATTCCGATAGCACTGGCAGCTTGATAGCACTATCGCTAGATAGCACTGCGGCAAGCCCTGAAGGGCTTTCCAGAGGGTTATCAGATCTTCTCTATAGAGCTTAGCCTCGCTGTGAAGCGTAGCTTCTCTCGATTAATTCTTTAACAATTTGTTCCAGCGTCAGTATGCTTTGCATAGTGTTTCCCAAACACTACAGCGAAGCTGAAATAGGCTGGGTCTAGGTGTCGGCGGGGCAATGTCCGACATCCATGCTAGCATATCATGGTGATAATATGCATAGGACATCCACAGTGGCATTGGGGTCGGTGCTAGACGGTGGGTGCTTTCAGAAGCTCTGTGGCACATGGCTAAAGAGCTTCTATCAAGCAAACAGTCTGAAAGACTTCTTCCTAAAGGAAACAATATGAAAGCGTACAAAAACCTAGTGAAATATACCCTAGCTAAGGGCTACACTGTAAGTGTATTTGACGGTGAAGAATGGGCAGCAACACAGTCTACCAGCTATAATGAAATTATAGAAGCCATCGAAAGCGTTGAGGAAGCAGAGCTTCATCTCCACATTCGAGACGCTGAGAATACGAAGCGAATGGCATGGGTAAGAGTGTCGGCCTTTGGCCTTGAAGATGAAGAGACGGTGGTTGACCACACCGTGAATGCATTTATGGATGGCTGGTCTGAACAATACTATTCCTGAAAGGAAACAACATGCGAGTTTTCGTTTATTTCAATCTGCACCTACGGTGTTTCTCCATCAAAGCCCTTGAGGGTGTCAACAAGGGGCGAGTGATAGCCCACAAACATGAGGTGCAGCTATACGATTGCACCTACAAAGTGAGCGAGGCAGGGCGGCAGCGAGTGCTGCGAGAGCAGCGCAAGAATGTCCATGCTGGTGTCTGTGGCACATGGCTAGGAGATGTCACACTAAGTGTGATAGAGCGGTATGCAACGATGGGTACAAGGGTTACATACAACCCCTACAAGTACAGCACCTTTGTCAGTGCAGCAACAGAGTTGCCCATGTTGAAGAGCCGTAGTGCTACGATGCTGGTTGCTCCGAATGCCAACGGCATCAAGGTGGGCTACATTTACTCTCTGTCTCTATAAGAGTTGCCCTTGTAACAGCCGTGACAGGACTGTTACTGGTTGCAATTTTGCAACAGTTCCTGAAAGGAAACATATGATATATGACACAGGACATGGCATGACAAAGATTGCCTTTAAAGGCAAGTGTCGTGCAGTGGTCAGGGCCAATGAGTTCTTCGGTGGCACTGATTCAAAGGATTACATCTCTGATGTGTTGGATTCTCCAACATGGGGTGAGTTGTTTGAGTGTGCTAAAGCCTCTCAAGCCCTGACACTTGACATCCACCATGTATTCTTTGAGAATGCCCACCAGCGAGAGACGGTGGACATGGATGGCAATGCTCTGCTAAGCTTGAGCTTAGGTTCTTAACTCTTCCTGAAAGGAAACAACATGCAAGTAACATCGTTTGAGGTGGAGGGCAAAGGGATGTTTCCCTTTGACATGCTCCGGTATGACCAGTGCTTTCCGACAGATGGTACATCTGTTCATAACATGAGCGTCAACACCCCTGACCTACGGTCTGTGCGATTGATCAGTGTCCTGCCACATAGTGTAAGCCTTACACGGTGGGAAAGCTTCGGCTGGTGGGTAACAAGTGCTAAACGGCACACTTATTCCTGAAAGGAAACAACATGAAAAAAGAGCTTTTAAAATCGAGAATTATGTATGGCTGCGACATTGAAGAATTCAAAGCCTCTGTAAAGAAGAGC